TATCGGAACTAAGGTCAACATTGACTGTACTCAGTTCTATGGATTCATTGACCGGAGCAATGTAGGTAGTATGGTCAATTGTACCACTAAGGTCAAGGAAACTTCCATCGGTTAGATCGGTTTCAACAGCAAGATCACTATCAGATGTAAGGGTAAGGATAGAATCATCACCTGTGTCTACCGTAATCGCTAGATCACGTTCAGAGAACAGATCCAGGCTAGAACCGTCAGTTAGATCAGCCGCAACAGCAATATCAATATCAGAACTAAGGTCAACATTAACTGTACTCAGTTCTATAGATCCATTGACCGGAGCAATGTAGGTAGTATGGTCAATCGTACCACTAAGGTCGAGATCAATACCATCGGTTAGATCGGTTTCAATAGCAAGATCGCTATCGGACACTAGGGTAAGATGCGTAGTGCTCAACTCTAGGTTGGTGTTCCGAGCAGACTCGAACGTGGAACTTAGATCAAGGAAGCTATCGTCAGTTAGATCGGTTACAATGGCTAGGCTTATAGCGGAACTAAGGTCAACATTGACCGTGCTCAATTCAACCACACCTTCAGCAAACCTAGTGTAATCGAATGCTCCACTAAGGTCGAGATCAATACCATCAGTTAGATCAGCTGCAACGGCAAGATCACTATCGGACACTAGGGTAAGGATAGAATCATCACCTGTGTCTACCGTAATCGCTAGATCTCGTTCGGAGAATAGATCCAGGCTAGAACCGTCAGTCAGATCAGTTTCAATGGCTAGGCTTATAGCGGAACTAAGGTCAACATTGACCGTGCTCAATTCAACCACACCTTCAGCAAACCTAGTGTAATCGAATGCCCCGCTAAGGTCAAGGAAGCTATCGTCAGTTAGATCGGTTACAATGGCTAGGCTTATAGCGGAACTAAGGTCAACATTGATTGTACTAAGTTCTATGGATTCATTGATATCGCCGTTATCAAGAACATGGTCGAATGCTCCGCTAAGGTCAAGGAAGCTGTCATCGGTCAGATCGGTTACAATAGCGAGGCTTACAGCGGAACTAAGGTCAACATTGACCGTGCTCAACTCTAGGTTAGTATTACGGGAGGTCTCGGAATCGAAGGTACCACTAAGGTCAAGGAAGCTATCGTCAGTTAGATCGGTTACAATAGCAAGGTTGCTACCCGTGGAGAGTTCCAGGGAAGAGGTGTCCGTGACATCAATTTCAATCCTGTCAAGGGTGTAATCAATAGCCCCGGATAAAGCAAGGTAAAGCCTACCCAAGTCTCTGGATATGTTTGGATCTATGGGCTCATCTGGAGCAACAGGTGTGCCCCCACTGATAACAGTAAACTCGTCAGCTATAGAGACATCAGCAATGAAATCGACAATCTCTCCGGTATTCGTAATTTGAAACTTTGGAGTAGGGATATAGGTTTCTAGGGTGACTCCAATAGTCTTTTGAATAACCCTATCCCCCGTATCTTGAGCTACTACGCTACCAACCTCCCTCTCACTAGTAATAAAAGCTTTAGTGTAGGAGGAGTATCTGGTTGGTACATCTAACCCTGGGCTGAACATATAGTAAATGCTAGACCTAATGGAATCCAAATCTGATTTGTACTTACACCAAATGTTTATCTCATAAGAAATCTTTACGGGACGAGGAGGTAAACTAAGCGTTCTAGTGGCCCTTCTCTTTTTAGGATCCCAACACTTCTCACTTATGACATTTTGATATCTTGCCTTATCCCGATCTGTCTCGGTACCCGTCTCTACAATCGTAACCATAGGAAGTATTAGATTACTTTCCGTAGCTATCTTCCCTGCAATTCTTTCAGGATTACCGTAGGTTGTCTTTACCCTAGTTCTATTTCCATTGCCATCTATACAATATAGATTTCCGAATGTATAAAGCATACTTCTCAAGCTTTCTTTATACACATTGTTAGTCACGGGTAACATCTTGGAAGATGTCAACTCCATAACCTTATTCCGAAAGTTTACATTGTGTAGCATTAGGTAGTGGATTCCTCACGTAATACTACTTCTGCATTGAACTCTGTAATCTCCCCGGTGCTTGTAACCCGGAAGCTGGGGGTAGGGAGGTAGGTCTCTAACACAATATCAATAGACTTCTGTAGGACTCTATCCCCCGTATCCTGTGCTACCAGACTTCCAAGATCCTTCTCTCTGACAATAAAAGATTTGTTATGAGACGAGTATTTTGTTGCAATTTCCATGTCAGGGCTGAACATATAAAATATGTTAGATCTAAGCATGTCCATATCCGACTTGTACTTACACCACAGATTCACACTGTAGGATATCTTTAGTGGACGTGGAGGTAAACTAAGCACCCTGATGGCACGCCTAGTCTTAGGATCCCAGCACTTTTCTATTATTACATTCTGATGCTTTTCCTTTTCTTGGTCCTTCTCTGTACGAGTCTCTACCACCGTAATCAAAGGCAACACTAAAGTATTATCGGACTTCAATCTACTGACAATACGCTCAGGGTTTCCGTGAGTGGTGTTTACTTTTATACGATTTCCATTTCCGTCAAGATAGTGGAGGTTACCAAAGGTATACAGCATACTCCTCAAACTTTCTTTGTATACATTATCCTCAACGGTAATCAACCGAGATGACGTTAGTTCTATCACCTTATTCTTGAGGTCTATGTTTGAGTCCACTAGTATACTCCACCCACATTATCGGGTCTATCAAAGTTATCCTGATTGTGAATGTCTTGAGTGTCGCGGAGAAGTTTAGCATGTACTAATAAGTGGTAGACACCGTATGCTTCAAAGCTATCCTCTTGCACTTCAAATACCTCAAACTTCATCTCTTGGAACTCGGGCTCTAAAACATCTCCAATCGTTATCGACCTTCCAAGTATATTTTCAGTGTAGCTCTTATTGAAAATGAAAACCTGATCGGATACCATTTCAACACCAAATTGAGTTAGATTCTCTTCGATTGCTCTAGGCTCATAGTGCGCCCACAATACTACAGGTTCAGGCGAGATAGTCTTCTGCTTAGACTCCTGGTAAACGTCATCAATATCGTTAGACGCAACATACTCAAATACCCTTACCCTCGACCCAGATAACTTGATGTTTTCAGAATCAATTAGATTGAATAGATTCTTGTCATTCTTCTTCTTATAGAGCGATAGCCTAGTATCCCTTTCCTCAGGAAAGTTAGATGGAGGTGTGGTTACTTTGAATCTAGCCATTATACTTTCTTACCTTTAGCATAATTATCCTTAGCCCACAAGGGTTGTAGGTTGGTGTAGTGGTTTGCACGATCCATCTCGAAGTCCTTGTATAGGCATAGCGGAATTATGTGATCCACATGCCACCCATGAATTCCATAGTTATCCCAATTCATACCTTCTGTAAACATGGATTCAAGGTGAGACTTTAGCTCAGGCCAAGTGCATCCTATAAGCTTTCTAGTAGTTTCTGGCTTTTGTTTCCCATCAAAGATTTCTCTAAGCCTTCTTCGTATATTGCTTCTAACTCTGAAAGAGGGGTCTTCTTTCATACGACGTTTAGTATGGGCTTTTGCTTTGGCTTTTACCGTGGCTTTATTTTTAGCATAATACTTATCTGATGCCCTCTTCTTAGCAGCATACCCCTCCTCTGTTTTTACGTAAGATTTTTGCTTTTCATGTATTTCACTCTTCTTACGAGAATATCTTTCTTTAGCGTATAGGCTGATACATTCACTACAACTATTCAGATGACCATCTGCCATCTTACTATGCTTGTCAAACCCGCTTAGAGGCTTTTCTTCAGAACATTTTCTACAAATTTTCATACTAGTATTTAGGTTTCTCCGAGTTTGATATACACTAAAATATGTCGAAGATTGGAGGTTGCTCTATCTCAGTCTGTAGCTCCTCTATTAGAATAGCCTTATCCTCTCTAGCCTCTGCTGTAAGCTCTGCCCCATTCAGCCTTGTACCCCCACCTGGACCTGGGAGAGTAGCATACTTACCACGAATACCACCTAGAATCTCCTTAGCAAGTGCTAGGGTGAATCTCTGAAGCCAAGACTTATAAGCATGATGCAATGTGTTAGGATCAAATGCTCTGAACTCAAGTAAGACGGGTTCAATAGAACTCTCAGGCTTAGGCCAGATATGCAAGTACTTGTTGTTTATAAGCTGCCATGTGGTCATCTGACCTAACACATTCTTTACCTGCTTGAGGTATTGCTGCATTAGGAGATACTGACTCACATTGTAGTTATTGAACAGACCCGTATTGGTGAAAAACATGATTTGGAAATCATATTCAAGTGACCCTGGGGACGCACCAAAACTAAAGAAGTCTCTGCGATACCAAACATCATTCAGATTGTCTGCTACCTCCTGAGGAAGCTCATATACGTTTATGCCACACGATGTATCAAAGGAAGCATACTGAGTCATAAAGTCTGGGGCATGATACTCCAACTTAGAGATTGCCTCATCAATACAAATCTGTATTTGAAAGTCGTCTAACTCAACGTCAATAACCGGGTGACCTAGTTTAGCTAATACCCAATCCTTTACTGTCCTATTGAAATCTTTGAATTCGTTGACATCCTTAGCATCTTTGTTATTGAGGTCAGTATCCTTAGGAGATTTGTAATCACTTAGCCTAGATCCACTATATTCGCCATAAGAAGACCCGTAAGATTTGACAGTTGGTTTACCTATTTTATCGCCCATTACAATATTATTTACCCTGGACATAGAAAAAGGGTTCCGATATAAATCGGAACCCTTTTCATTCTAGCTTTTAGTTAGCTATTAGGCGTCTACAGACACATAGTTAGCTACCGATTCGCCACCGACCGCGCTATTACGCATGATCTCCGGGGTGAGCCAATCCGTACCCGTTCCGATCAATCGGATTACACGGTAGAATCGCGAGGCAGGTTGAACAGCAGCCTTACCGTAACGAGTCAGGATACCCTTTCTCGGTTGGAAGGTAAGCGGATCAACGACCTTATCCAGCGGCATCAGTGGGATGTAGGGGCAGTAGAAGAAGCCCGCATCCATCGCGTTGCCACCCTTGTATCCAACAATGATCTCATCATCAGGGAACATGGGGTCAACAACCAGATCATACTTGCCAGCGAACTTACCGACATACTTGATTTGGTTACCAGCCATGTTGGTAGGACCATCCGTTGCCGGAAGACCACCCTCAAGCTTTGCAGCCGACTCAAGCATCGAAGCAATGACCGGCGAGGTAATAAGGACATTACCCGGACCACGAAGCGTCGTCTTGTAGATATCCGTGCTTGCAAAGTTGATCAGAGCAAGGACGTTCGAGTAGACATGACCCACAGTTTGTGGAGCATAACCAGCAGCACCACCAGCGAATCGGTTCAAGTCCATCACATAGATGTTCGAGAATCTTCGAGCAATCCCTTGTGTATCGGTAGGAAGCTCACCCGCAAAGTCGTATTCATAACCACCGGCAACAAACGTGCCACCAGGGCCAGATCCATCGCCACCGATGCCAGGGAATTCGTCCGCTCCACCTTGGTGAAGGGTATCCATACTCCAACCACCAAGGTCGCCATCAACAGTACTCCCACCACGACCGTATGCGATCATTCGGATATCTTCGATCAGTTCACGGTCAATCTCAAGGTTCATTTCCTTGGAGAGGAGGTCCGTAAGCTCAGATTCCATGTCAAGGTTATGGTATGCCTTGAGGTCTTGAGCGGCTTCGAGGGTCCAAAGGGCTCTCATCTTGCGCTCACGAGCCTGCACAGTTTGCTTCTCAATGTGCATGTTGATCTCTGCAATCTCTTGACCGCTGAGACGCTCACCAGCAGAAACCGAGTAACCAAGAATGGTCGTCGAAAGCGGGAACGAAGCAAGTTTACCACCCATCGTCGTCGATGGCGAGCCATTTCCATCTCGGAGGAGACTAGACGAGTCGAAGGTAGAAGACGCCGTGGCGTATGTAAGTGCATCGGTGCCATCGGCGATATCAAAAGCACCAGTCGTACTGTTTGATCCGATTGGTTGCGAGGTCAGGTTACGCGGCGTGATGTTGAACTTCGAGTACATCGTTTGGTTTACACCATCAATTGCACGGGAGTTACCCATGTAGAAGATCTGCGAAACCGGACCATCCATCGTCTGGGTAGCACCAATCTTATTGAAAACAAGTTCCGGGTACATTCGACGAATCATCGGGAATGCAAACTTT